AGTTAAGGTTTATCTTGAAGTTAAATGTGATGGCTTACCATTTCAACTTGGATTAAACGATGCTTTACGACAATTTCCTATCGCTTCTATTACTGATACTATAACCGTTCAAGTAAATGGAGAAACTGTAAGTCAAAATACCGGAGACTGGGTTCATGCTCTTTCTCTTTATGGTAATAATGTAATTGATCGTAATAATTCAGTTTCAACATCTCCTGCTATGCCTGATAGTTTTCAACAATATAGTGATTGGTCTGTTTATGGTTCGGCTCGTAATCCTCTCGCTTCATATGGTGAAAATTCAACGGAACAAACAAGGGGCGGTGCTGATTATGTAGTCGCTGTTGATGGAAAAAGTTTTCGTATTGAATTAGTTGAACCTCTATTTCTATCCCCTTTTTATTCTGGTTATGGAGATCAAGTTGAAGCGTTGGTAAATGTTAATCAGTTAAATATTACGATGAGATGGTCTTCAAATCTTCGTAAAATAATGTCTCATTCGTCCCTTGGTGCTAATATTGGTAATCTAAATATTAGTTTTTATCAAAATCCTGAAATCCTATTAAATTATTTAAGTCCTGATTTAACACAAGCCTTACCTGTAGTTCAAACTTTACCATATTCTCAATTTCAAGAATATATTCGTCCTGTTTCTTCTCTCGCATCTAATGCTTCTACTACTCTTTTGAGTGATTCAGTTAAATTATCAATGATTCCTGAAAGAATGTATTTATTCGTTCGTCATTCAAGAACAACTATGACTGAAAATATTAGTGATGCTTTCTTAAAAATTGATAGAGTTAGGATTACATGGAATAACTCTTCTTCTTTGTTAGGGACGGCATCCCCTCAAGAACTTTTTGAAATTAGTAAAAGGGCTGGATTAGATATGACTTATCCACAATTTAGAAAATTTAGGGGTTCTGTCTTCTGTTGTCAATTTGGTAAAGATATAGGGCTTTTAGATTCAGAAGCACCTTCTGTTTCAGGTCAATACACAATTTCGTCTCAAGTTGATGTCACAAATGTTTCTGGTTCTGCATTTGATGGTGAGTTTTTTACTATTTTTCAAATGGGCGGTCAATTTTCAGTATTTGAAAACGGCGCTCGTGCGTCTATTGGTATGCTTACTCAAGGAGATGTTCTTAATGCTCGTAAATCTGCCCCTCGTATGGACTGGCACGAAGCGCATCGTCTTTCTGGGGGCGGTTTCTTTCAAGATTTGAAACGAACGGTTAATAAAATCGCACATGGAGTTAGTTCAGCGGCTCACTTTGTTGGTAATATAGCATCAAAAATACCATTTCCGCTCGCTCAACAAATTGCAGGAGTTGCTAATAGTGTAGGTCGTGTTAGTGATGTTGTAGGAAGTGTGACTGGTGGTCGTATGTCTGGTGGTCGTCCTTCTGGGGGTGCTATGTCTCGTCGTAGAATGTAATAAAATCTTAAAATGAAAAAATATATTGTTATATATTATAAAGATGGTTCAAGATACAAGTAATTTAAATAATTTGATTAAAAAATCAAGAACTACTATAAAACAAATATCAATAAATTCATATTTAACATCATTAAGAAGTTTATTTAAAAGATTAAATCCTGAAGATGATCTAAAAATAGAATTAAAAACTGATTTTCTAAAAGATAAAGTAAAAGTTATGGAAGATATTAATAAACAAAAGATAAATACAAAGAAAAATATATTAACTTCAATTTTAGTTGCTTTATCGTCAAATACACAAAAAGATGAAAAACTTATTGATTTCTATCAATTAAAATTAAAAGAATTAAATGAAAAATATATATCATTTTTAGAAAAACAAGAAAAGACTGAAACACAAGAAAAAAACTGGATTAATTATAACACATTTATAAAAGTAATAAATGAATTGTTAAATACTGTGAAAAATGAAGATATACAAAAAAAAGATAAATTAACAAGGGCAGAATATGTATTATTGCAGAAATATGTTATATTGTCATTTTATCAAGTATATCCATTAAGAAATGATGTTGCAGACATGAAGGTAATAAGTCAAAAAGAATATGATTCGTTAAAAGATAAAAAAAATAATTATTTTGTTAAAGATGATAAGAATTATAAAATAGTTTTAAATGCGTTTAAAAATGTTTCAAGAATTGGTTCAAAAGTATTCGTATTACCGCTTAAATTAGTAAAAATAGTAAAATTATGGTTAAAACACAATACTTCTGGTTATTTATTTACATTAAACAATGGAAGAGATCCATTAACACCAAATGGTATTACAAAATTATTAAATTCTATTTTTAAAAAAGCATGTGATGGAAAAAAAATATCAACTTCTATGTTAAGACATATCAATATATCACAAAAATTAAAAAATGAACCAACAATACAAGAAAAGAAAACAGAAGAAAAGAAAACAGAAGATGTATATATGCATTCTGCATCTATGAATCAACTTTATAGAAAAATATAAATAATTTTATAATATAATTATATTAAAAAATGATTTAACTTGACAACATAGTCATTGCACTAACTAAAAAATCTGGTGTATATTCTTTGTGTTTTGTAAATAAGTCAGTAAATGTATTTAACGGTAAATGTCGTAATCTAACACGAAGACCTGCCCAACGACCACATGTGTTGTCATCTTTTGCGTTTTTTTGTAATTTTATTTTATTTTGAATTAAATGATATTTTGAATTATTAACCAAATTTGATAAATGAGGAACTTTTTCACCATTATGAACTCTTAAGTTATAATCACTAAATTTTAATTCTTGATCCATACCCCAACCTAAACTATCAAAGAATTCTAAAACATTATTATTAACTTTAAAAATAGAAACCCAATGACCGTAATCTTCTTTAGTTTGATATAATAAAACACAAGCCGTATCTTTACCTAATACATCATCAATATTATCAAATTTTTCTAAATCTTCATAAGTTCGTATAACACATTTATTATGCGTTATATGTAAAATATCAGTATCACTCAAAGAAATCTTTTCTGCATCTTTTATTTGTTGTATTACCGACATAGTATAATATACATATTATTAAAAATCATTAATCATATATATATTTTTTTCACTTATAACATATCCATTATATTGACGATAGAGACTAACCCATCTACTTGATTGTTTTAAAAATTTATCAATTTGTGATTTATCAAATCCTGCTTGTTTTTCTAAATATTGACGAATCTGAAATGCCCCAGAAGAACGAGGAAAAAAGGTGCAACTTGTGGCTTCTTGAATAAGAATTCTTGTTTTTGAGTAATTACTGACTACATGTGCCGTTGATGCCATAGTTATACCATAATGACGAGCAGCCTGCAGTGCATGATCTCTTAAATTTAAAACAATTTTTCTTAATATTGGATTACTTATTGTGTCAATATCATCAAAAATAATAAAAGAATTAGCCATATCTTCTAATTTTAAAGGGTCGTTTATTAAACCTTCATCTATTGGTATTCTTTCTGCATTTTTAAAATCATCTAAAGTAGCATCTTGTTCTACAGCCGAAAATATATATAAAGGTTTATTTTTATTTTCTTTTTTCTTATACCACTGCTTTAACCAATTAGCGATATAATAAGTCTTACCAGCCCCAGAGTTTGCAGCACAATACAATTTTTCAAATTTTTTAAAATCAGGTAAAGGTTGAAAAATTCCACCTTTATCTAAATTAATTTCTTTTTCACCATCTAACTTTTCAGTAAAATAAATAACTTTACTATTTAATTTTCCACCAACAACAACAGCGACAGGCTTCAGTTTTAAATCATTTTTGCCTAATTTCTTACTACCAAGAATTAAAGACATTTTCTTATTATAATATTACATATTTTTTTATTATGTATTATATATAAGAATGAATATTATTGCACGAGATCCAATTGATAATATTAATACATCTGCACAAGTTGCAGGCTTGTTTAATAATAAACAATATAGATTATCACGATTAGAACAAGAACAAAAAGCATATACAAAACCAGTATATAAAACAGAAGAAGAAGAATTACAGAATAAAGGTATTTCTTCAAGGGGGTTGTTAAATTCAGTAATGACAGGACAAGGGATTTTTGCTTTACCGATGATTAAGGATAATAATGAATTAATTAAACGATTCACATTTCCTACATCAGGGACAGCATCAAATCCTAATTTAAATAGAAATAATGTGATGATTGGAGAACAACTTGTAAATAACAGTCAGTCTGCATATTCAGGTAGATTATATTAATTAATATATTA